GAACTGTTCAAAAGAATTAAGCAGATATAATTCTAATAATATATGTGGTGCCTGTGAAATTTCTACTAAGGATCATAATAGTATAAAGATTAAGGAGATGCTTGGTGTCATCAATAGCAAAATTAGCAAAGCCAAGAGCAAATAGAATATTAGGCATAGATTCATCTACTACTTCTCTGGCTTTCTGCATCTTTGACGAAAAGCCAATAAAGTGGGGAAAGATAAACTTTTATGGTGCTACTATTCATGACAAAATAATTGACGCGCATCAAAAGGTCGCGGCGAATAAAGATTTGCTATCTGTAGACTACATATGCATTGAGTCTGCAATTATGGTTAAATCTCAAGATGTTGCAATTAAGATGGCAATGATTGTTGGCTCCGTTGTGTCCGCGTTGGCTTGGAGAAAAGATATGATTGTCACTGTTCCTCCAAGTGCATGGCAGCCATTTATTGGAAATAAAAACTTTACTAAAGTAGAAAAAGATAATTTGAGAAAAGACTTTCCAGGCAAGTCAGATTCATGGTATCGTAATAAGGCTAGAGAAATGCGTAAGCAAAAAACTATGGACTACTTTAACAATAAATATAACATAAACGTTGAAGATCACGATGCTGGTGATGCAATGGGAATTGCCTACTATGCATACCATAAGTTGGTGAACAATGGCTAAACTATATCAAAGTAAATCTTGGCTAACCAAGCGCTATGTAGTTGATAAAAAAACAATACAGGATATTGCAAAAGAATGTAACACCAGCCATCAAACTATTTATAGATATTTAGTACAATATGGACTTATTAGAAATCAAAGGAGTTGGTCTAAGTGATTGAAAAAGATGTACAGTCAATGTATACCAAAGAAATTATGGATAATGTTAGGTCAAGCCTTGGCACTATTCCAAGAAACAAAGTTGAGGCAGCCATTCAGTCAGAATGCAATAGAATTTCAGACCTTTTAATTGATAAGAATAGATCATATGGAAACTCAGCGTTGAACCCAGTGAGAATTTTTTCTCACTCAGACACCACTGAGCAACTCAAGGTACGAATTGACGATAAATTATCTAGATTTAGTAACGGTGACGATACTTTTAAAGAAAATGATCTTGACGATCTTATGGGCTATCTGGTACTATTGAGTATTGCAATAAAGGAGACATGGAAGTAATGCCTTTATATACATTTACATGTCTAGAATGTGACAAGTCGTATGAGTTTATATTAAATATAGAGCAAAGAGATAATGCCATTTGCCCAGATTGTGGCATAAGGCTTATTAGAAATATTGACAGGCCAGGATTAGTTTGGTCGCCCACTCGCAACGGAGGCCATTCTCTATAATGATATAATAGAGGTGATAAATTATGACTACTAGGAAAAAAAGAAAAACTGAAAGCGTCCCTTTCCCGTACAATAATAACATTAAGGTATTCAAAGAACTAAAGCACGGTAAAGATGAAATTGTTCCTGGAAGCATTATTAGATTCAAGAACAGAAGAGGAACCTTTAAGTTCATTAGTCTTGTTATTAACTATGAGAAAAATGTATCGTGGATTGACTGCCTTCAGATGCCTGTAGGACCATTTAGATCATTTTATGTAGAGGAATTAAAGGGTATAGTAAAGCCTAAGAGAACAGGGAAGAAGAAGGAAGTTGTCTGAACTAGAACTTGCTGACCGCTGGGAGCGAATTAATAAGGTTGTTGAGGTATTTCTCAAGGGAACTACTAACCCTAGTATTATTGCCAAGCAGACTGGATTTAAAAGAACAGAGGTTCAAGAGTATCTTAATGAATGGCGCAGTGTCATTCATAGTGATCAGACTATTCAAAATAGAGCAAGAGAAGCACTCGCTGGTGCCGATCAACATTATTCTATGCTAATAGAAGAAGCATGGTCAGTAGTTAGTCAGGCAGACCAGCAAGGGCTATTGCCACAAAAAACAGCCGCCCTAAAACTTATATCAGACGTTCAGCAAAAGCAAATAGATATGCTACAAAAGGCTGGGCTCATTGAAAATAATGAGATTGCTGACCAAATTATAGAGACTGAAAAGAAACAAGAAGTACTTGTCGGCATTCTAAAAGAAGTAATTGCAGACTGTGATAAGTGTCGTAAAGAGGTGTCCCAAAGGCTGTCTCAGGTTACTGGAAGAGCAGAAGGATACTGATGTTTGAGGATTTTTTACAGGCACTTGATGGTGACGAGTTTGATGAGATCCCTGTAACTATTGAAGAGTTCGCAACTAGTGAACAATACTTAAGACTTCCTCCACTTTCTGAATACCAGTATCAATGTATCAAATCAATGACTCAGATATATAAAAAAGAAACTCTAATAAGAATATATGGTGAAGAAGAAGGTTTAAAAAGATATAAGCAAACCTGCAATGAAGTAATCCTGCAACTTGGAAAAGGAAGCGGTAAGGATTATATGTCTACGGTTGCTGTTGCATACCTTGTTTATTTGCTACTTTGCCTCAAAGATCCAGCGAAATATTATGGTAAACCCCCTGGCGATGCCATTGATATTATTAATATTGCTATTAACGCTGACCAGGCTAAAAATGTATTCTTCAAAGGATTCAGAAAAAGAATTGAGGAATCCCCGTGGTTTGTTGGAAAGTATACTGTTACCCAACAGGCTGTATCTTTTGATAAATCTATAACATGTCATTCTGGACACTCTGAAAGAGAGTCATGGGAAGGATACAATGTTATTTGTGTCATTCTAGATGAGATTTCTGGCTTCAGCATGGAGTCAACTAGTGGCAGTGACCAGTCTAAAACAGCACAAGCCATCTATGATATGTATAGAGCATCAGTAGACTCACGATTTCCAGACTATGGGAAAGTAATTCTTTTGTCGTTCCCAAGATTCAAGGGCGACTTTATTCAACAGCGGTATGACTCCGTAATTGCTGACAAAGAAGTCATTGTAAGAAATCATACATTTAAAATCGATGACGAACTTGATGATGTAATAGAAGAAAACAAGTTTGAAATTGACTGGGAAGAAGACAACATAAATGCATATAGATTTCCAAGAGTGTTCGCACTAAAAAGACCCACCTGGGAAATAAATCCAACAAGAAGCATTGATGACTTTAAGAGAGCATTCTTTACCAATTCAATAGATGCCTTGTCACGTTTTGCATGTATGCCTCCAGACTCAATAGATGCATTTTTCAAATCAAGAGATAAGATTGAAACATGCTTTAATCAGCCGTACAATGGGGTGGATGAGTTTGGAAGATTCTATGATTTCTTTACACCAGTAGAAGAAAAAGAATATTTCGTCCATGTTGACCTTGCACAAAAGCATGATCACTGTGCGGTCGCCTTGGCTCACGTTGATAGATGGGTAAACATTAAGTCCTTCTTAGACCATAATGTAGTAAGCCCAGTGGTGGTTGTTGATTGTGTAAGATGGTGGACTCCAACATCAGATAAGTCAGTAGACTTTTCAGAAGTTAAGCAGTTTATTGTAGATCTTAGGTCTCGCGGATTTAATATTAAAAAGACCACATTTGACCGCTGGCAGTCGCATGATATTCAATCAGAACTTAGAATGATTGGTATGCAAACAGAAACATTATCAGTTGCTAAGAAGCACTATGATGATATGGCTATGTTGGTAGGAGAAGAAAGAATTGTTGGCCCAAGAATACCTCTTCTAGTTGACGAACTATTACAACTAAGAATTATTCGTGACAAAGTAGATCACCCAAGAAAGGGATCTAAGGACTTGTCTGATGCAGTATGTGGCGCTATCTATAATTCAATTACAGGAACAAGAAAAGAATCTGACGATGTTGAAATTGAGGTGCATACATATAAGCAATTAATAAGAGATAATAGACTTGCTGCTGCATCTGCTGCCAATCCGAACAATATAATAAGAGTACCTCCAATGAATGATCCTAATAATGATTGGCATATAGGAATGGTTTAATGATTGAAATAACTTGGCAGGGGAAGCAAGAAGTTATTGATATTCTTATAAAAAGAGATGGCGATCTTTGTTTTATTTGTAAAAATCCTTTTGGGAAAAAAGAAAAAAGAACAATAGATCACTGGATTCCTTTATCTAAAGGTGGATCTTGGAATGTTAATAATTTAAGGCTGGCACACAAATCATGTAATTTATGGAAGGGGGATAGGGTTCCCCTAAAAGATGGAACTATCCCAGAAAGAGAAAAAAGAACATCCTCCTCTAAACAAAAAAGAATTAAAAAAAGCAATAGGCCAAGAGTGTGTAATACATGTCTTTCTGGAAGAAACCTGTTGCCAAATCAAACATGTAACATGTGTAGTTCTGGGCCGCAACCTTTAGATTTTCCTGGCTGGGCCAAAAGAAAAAGTACAGAATGCGATCACAGAGTTTATCATTGTTATGCCTGCATACTAGGATTTGTTAGAAGGATAGTTTGATGGACTTTCCAGACCACATAATTGACTGGATGATAGAAAAAAACTATATTGCTTACATGGGAGAGAATGCTTTAGGTGAGCCAGTATATAAATTCACCCAAAAATTCTATGAAGAACAGCAAGAACTAATTAAAAACATAAAAATAATTGAATCTGATCTTATGTCATCACTGTGGTTTAAAAACTTTATTGATTTGAAAATGAATAAAGAAGGAGAGGCCGTCTATTATTTGACAGACAAGTCATCAGAATGGTATTCTTCTGAAGAGTTAACTGAAGATGAAAAATCAATGATGTACCTACTATATACTACAGGCGGAATTTATGAAAACTATGATTGACACTAGGAACGTATCAGATTTTTATAAGTACTGGGAGAACGAGGCAATCATTGCCGACCTAGATTCTAAAAGAAACGATTTTGTCGTAGTAGTAGAAAGACTTAATGGTGATTTTAATTTTTCTACAGTTGTAAGAAACAATAATGCATTTCTTGGAAAGAAGGTGATTCGCTGTGGAATTAAAAAATATGATAGGCGAGGCACGGTCGGCACTCATAACTATGAGCATTTGGACTATAACGAGTCCATTGTGGATACCATTGAATATTATCGTAGCATTGGGTATCGTATTGTCGCCATTGATAATGTCGATGGAGCAAGAGAACTAAATAGTTACTCATGGGATGCAAAGTCATTAATGCTCTTTGGAGAAGAGGGCAGGGGCCTATCTGATGAAGCCCTTTCTATGGCTGATGATATTGTTTATATTAAACAGTATGGATCAGTAAGGTCCTTAAATGTCGGAACTGCATCTGGAATTATTATGTACGATTATTGCTCAAAGGTGGTAAAATAACAATATGGCAGATACATATACACCCACAGATGCGATGGCGGCAGCAGGCCGTCGCGCAATCAAATGGAGAGAAGAAGGTAAGGCTACAGGAGCAGGAACTCCAGTCGGCTGGACTAGAGCGCGTCAACTTGCCAATAAAGAGCCACTATCCCTTGACACAGTAAAGAATGTACTCTTATTTCTCTAGACATGAGGTAGATAAAAAGGGAAAGGGATTCAGCCCTGGTGAGCCAGGATATCCATCTAATGGAAAGATTATGTGGGAAGCCTGGGGCGGCGATGCAGGATTTTCATGGTCTAGAGCAATCGTGAATAGAGTTAAAAATACTAATAAAACATGGGAGTCCACTCCCTTTTCTTTACAGAAATATCTATAGACCCCCATATGCTGACAATCCTTTTCAGTACGTCATTGTGCAGAAAACCTTAGGATGGTGTAGTTACCAGTCAGCATATGGGTTATGGAGAATGGTGTAATGGCAGCACAAATGGCTTTGGACCATTTAGTTTAGGTTCGACCCCTGATTCTCCAGCAAAATAATGATAAAATAATTGTATACTCATAAAGGAGGCGCTGTGGAAACAGCAGTAATGCAAGAAGATAAAACTGAACCACAACATGGAGTTTTAACTAAATCAGATAGATGTGATGCAAAAGATTGTCCTGCACAAGCATTTGTTCTTGTAAAATTTAATACTGGAAATCTTTTTTTCTGTGGGCATCACTATTCAAAATTTGAGCCTTCCTTATTCGAAAAAGCCCTTGACATTCTGGATGAAAGAGATACAATTAATAGTAAGTCAGAATCGTCTGCATAATTAAAAAGCGAGGGGCAGTATCGGTCTCGTCTTATAAGCGAGGGATTATAATGCCGTAATTGGTCCATGTGGGTTCAAATCCCACCTGCCCTACTAAGATATATCCGCGAGTGTGGTGTAGAGGTAACACATCTGCCTTCCAAGCAGTTATCGCCAGTTCGATTCTGGTCACTCGCTCTAGGTGCCTGTGGCGCAACGGATAGCGCAAATGGTTTCTACCCATTAGGTTGGGGGTTCGAATCCCTCCAGGCACACAAAATGAATAAAATATGTCATAGTTGTAAAGAAGAAAAACCTTTAGAGCAGTTTTTAACAAAGCCTGGCAGTCGTGTTGGAAGACGAGGGGTTTGCGAAGATTGTTTTAATGGCGTGTAGCACAATTGGCAGTTGCATTCGGCTGTTAACCGAAAGGTTGTAGGTTCGACTCCTACCACGCCAGCGCAGCACATTATACTAGTTTAACGTGTGATTAAATCTTTACAAGGATCTACAACTGTTAATCTAGGAAAAGACAAAAATATATTCAAGGTAGAGTTGGACAGGTGGTGAGTCCCCTTGACTGTAAATCAAACGCATACGCTGTGGAGGTTCGATTCCTCTCTCTACCACTTAAAAATAGGATAAAAATAAATGGAAATACACTCTGATAAAGAATGTGAAAAGTATTGGCGAGATAGGTTTTCTCAGCAAATAGAAGCATGTATTGCTACTCCTTGGGAAAATGGAAGTGATTATAACCAAGAGGCTAGTTGGTTCCGCCAAGGTCTTACATATGCAATGATGATAATTAGATGGGACTACGATAGTGATACTGGTCACAAATAGTCCATACAGTTTGACTCTTTCCTAGAGTCCTGATAAGATTAAAATATCAACCCACAAGGAGGATATTATGAGAGCATTCGCACATTTTTTCTCAGAAGTTTTTAATACAGATGCCACAAGCAACTATAAACTTCAGAGCGAATGGGAAAAAGCAAGACATGAGGCTGCACGATTTGGCCCATCCCATGTTGCAGAGATAGATGCTATTTTTGCAAGACAGTCATAATTATTGACACCAGCCCACGATTACTGTATATTAGTGTCGTGGGCAAGTCATTTATAGAAAAGGATTAATATGAAGAAGATTATTGTCGCCGCCACTATTTCTGTGCTGGCGCTAGTTGGATGTACCGCGCAGTCTGAGCCAACTCCAACTGTAACTATTACAGAGCAGGCTCCAGCACCACTTAATACAGATGATGGTGTTGTTACCAACTCACAGAATTTTGTTGATTTTGTTAGGGACAATGGTGGCATCTATGGTCAGGTCGCTGAAGAGTCTGATCTTTTTAGCCTTGGAGAAACTATTTGTGAAGGTTTCGCTGGAGGTTTGTCAGAGGATGAAATTACTTATGTTCTAGCGCAGGCCCTTGTTAATAATGATATGAATAATGATGATGGCGCACAGTTTGGGGCGGCTCTAATTGTTGGGGCTAAAAATTATCTTTGTGGGTCATCAACTTTCTAATGCCATACTTTACTTTTTACTGTCTAGTAAAAAATGATAAAGAGTATGTTTTAAAGCCACATATCAATATATATAACAATATGATTGAACTTATTAACTGGAATACTAATTAAATAGTGTAGAATAAATAAATGTTGCCGCCCAAGGAGGTCAATATGACGAAAAAAAACCGATTTGGAGCAGGAGTCTTGTCAGCGATAGTAGTGCTATCAATGACATTGTTCTCTCCAAACCTGGCGTATGCTAAGTCTGCGCCCTTGGCGGAAGGTACAGGAAACTTTGCCACCGCTGATGCATTAGAAAGAAAGGCAGATGAAAAGAAAGTTTGGATTCTGCCAAATAAGTGTAATGATAAGCAGGCAAAGATTCTGTTTAACGCAGGTTTTAATAGACCTGGGATGCTAAGAGGAGCCTGGGCGATAACCTGGCGTGAATCTAAGCATCAGTCGCTTACAGAAAGTTCACCTTGGTTTACAGGTGCGTTAGGCACTTGGCAAATTCAGACAAGTGCATGGTCTGGAAAATCATGGTGGTCCAGAGACAATATGCTGGACAAGAAAAAGCAATCAGAAATTGTAAGAAAGCATTTCTTGAAAGATGGAATGCATAACTGGGGCTATGGATATTCATTTAAGAAAGACTCATGGTATGTAAATGCAGGAATGTATTACTCACTGTGGGGCTCTGGATTGACATATTCATGGGTGATTGTACCATTCAATATAGGGTGGTCATTATTCCCTGGTAAATGCACTCCTAAAAAAGTATAGTTTATATACTAGGTGTGGCGGGAGAAACACAATCAAATGTGCGGCAACACTCCCGCCACACCATAGTCTCCATAGTGAAATGGTTATCACAAGGGCCTCATAATCCCTTAGTTCAAGTTCGATTCTTGATGGAGACACTGGTACAATGTGCTGAAAAGAAAGGTATCAAATGCGAATTGGATTCGGTTCTACCGACTGGGGCGACCATCATCAATATCAGCCTGGTGGTTGTACATATATTAGATGCATGATTCCTGCATCTGGGTTATCAGAAATAGGTCATGAAGTTGTAGTAGGAGAAATTGGGTGGAAGGAAGGCGAAGGATTCGTCATAGTCCATCCATCTGAAAAACTAAGGGCACAAGAACTAGGAGTAATTAAGAAATACGATCAATGTTTCGATAAACTAGATGTTATTATTCTTAAACTTTTTATGCACAAGGATGCAAAAGAATACATCAAGAAAGCCCAGGCATACGGACAAACAGTTATTATTGATACTGATGACCACTTTGAACAACTACCATCAGATAACTTAGCATTCCACACGACCGATCCAAAAAATTCTCCAGATAATAATAGAAAGTTTCTCATTGAGACATATCCAATAGCAGATGGAATCATTACTAGTACTAAGTTTCTTGAGCAGAAATCACTTAAATATAATAAAACAGTTCATCGTGTACCTAATTCATTAAATCCACAAAACTTTTATGTTAGACAAGATTTTTCTGGATGGAATCCAACTATTGGCTGGGTCGGAATTATGTTATGGCGCGTAGATGATATTAAAGAAGTAGGCGCGGCACTAAAAACAGTAATTGAAGAACATGATATGAAATTTCACCATTCTGGAATTGTTCTAAATAATCCAAATTGGTTTGCAGAAGCCGCTGGATTTTCTCCAGAAAGAATGACTGGATATGTAGGATCTAGACCAGAATACTATGGCAATCTTTTTATGCCAATAGACATTGGAGTAGTTCCTCTGACAAATAATCCATTCAATGAGGCAAAGAGCAATCTTAAAGGACTTGAGTATGCTTTATCTGGCGTGCCATTTATTGCATCTAATACACAAGAATATTCCGACCTTGCTGATCTTGGTTGTGGTAGAATTGCCAAGAAGCCAAGAGATTGGGTAAAGCATATTAAAGAATTGCGAGACCCAGAGGTTCGTGAGGCTGAAAGAATAAAAAACTATGAAATAGTTTCTAAGAACTTTAATATTTGGCTAATGAAATATAAATGGTCTGAGGCTATTGAACTTATTCATATGCAAACTCAAGAAAAAAGAAAAGAAAGTATCAAGGTTAATAAAAAAACTGAGGGGCAAAAAGGTTTCGACCCTAGCAAGTTTCTAGCCGCAAAAAACTAACAAAATAAATAAATAACAACAATCAAAACGCATTCGCACTAGCAGCATAGTTAGTGCCGCGCAGCAATCGCGTGGGAACAGAAGATTGTATTTATAGTACAATATAAAAATAGTAATAAAAGTTAGGGCTATAAATAAGTTAGAGGCACGCGAGTTCGATTCTCGCTTGCTCCACTGGAGGAAAACATGCCATATGATATTAGAAGAAACTATAGAGGTAAGTCTGGATATTCAGTTGTTGGTCCAGATGGGACTGTTCGCGGAACACACTCATCACGCAGAGCAGCAATTGAGCAACAGCGTGCCCTCTACGCCGCCGAATCTAACATGAAGAAGGACGATAGCGGAATGCTTTACGAACAACTTACACCAGACGAAAAAGAATTTCACGATGCAATGATGGCAATTGCTGAAAAATATGGCAAGTTTGATGAAGATGGTAGTGGGATCTGGGCAGGATATGACCCACCTGAGAGAAATCCAGAGGCAGCAATTGGCGTCAAGTGTGGAAACTGTTCACACTTCGAAGGAAATGGTGTCTGCCACATCATAGCATTCCAGGTAGAAGAAAATGGCAAGTGTCGTCTTGCAGCAATTCCAGATGGTTATGTAAACTATAATGTCATGAAGAGAGACTTCTGGGGCGGTAGGTTTACTAACTAATTATGCTATAATTTTCATAGCACTTAATTTCTTTATAGGGAGTGGAATCCATTGGCCAAAAGATTCCTGGTAGATCTTGATCTTAGCACTAATGAGTTGCAGAATGCTGTCATTCAGAACGCCTCTGCCGACCCATCTGGCATAGCAGGTAGAATTTATTTTAATGATGGTAGCGGATATCTAAGAGTTTACGATGGGTCTACTTGGCAAAATCTTTCCACTGGTGGCGCTGCTGCTAATGCTGTAGCCCTAACTGGAGATGTAACTGGAAGCGGCTCCGTTGTCAATAACGTTATTTCTATTGCTACAACCATTGCCGCCAAC